TGCAGGAAGTCACACTGCCAATGAGTCTTCAATAACTTCTTTTTTAAGTTGTTATTTATTACTCATATAACTTTGTCGATACTATTCTTAATCTTTCTATTCAATTTTTATTTATTATTATCATTTTTTAATACAAGTTTTTTAATTGATTTTAATTGTATTTAAATAATTCTAAAATAAAAGAAAATGATTTTATTATTGTAAATTATTATTGCAGGCACAGAAAAATGGATGAATTTATTCGTGACCTGACAAGATTTGCGGTATCGAGTGTCAATGAGCTTATTGAGAGCGGTGATGCAGAGGAATTCGTGGTTGTTGATTGTGTAGATTTCGATCTTCTTCAGACCCACTTTGCCTCAGTGTTGGTCTCATTGCTTGACAATGCGTCTGTGATTGAGTCGGAGGATGAACGTTGCATTATTCAAGTTGGGGAGAGATTTTTCCTGATTGTTTATGAGACCCAGAGTTTTGATGATGGTGTTACATGGGAGACGGAGTTTTCGTTTCACAATTGTGAATCTCTTGTTGATGCTCAGTCGGTTGAGGCACGTAATCGTGCACGCGAAGACCTTGCGTGTGTTGATTATGTTGAGTAATGTTGGTTACAAAAAGACACAAACTTTTGTGTCTTATATTGATGTTTGTATTGATGTTTTATATTGATGTTTTATTTTTTTCGTTGAATTATATGTATCCAATAACCGTTCCAATGAAACTTACCTGAAGAATTATAACGATAATTTTTTAAATAAGATAATATTTGATTAAAGTCAGACCAATGAAAAGGAACTTTAAAACAAATATATTTAGGTTGATAATTTTTTTTTATTAAAGGTTCAAATATATCATTATTTAAAAGTGATATTAAAGTTGGTGAATCATACCAATTATTTTTTATATCAGTCCATGGTGGATCACAATAAAGAAAATCTACTGATTTAAATGTTTTTGAAGTTAAAATAAAATCAGTTACTGACATAGGATGTACATTTACATTTGGATTAAGATATGAACATAAATCAATATTATTTTTTAAACGTTTAAATCTTTCAATTAATAATGGATCATGATTTGTTATTTGTGTTGCATCTATTTTTGCAATTGGTTTAATTGCCATAAATTGTATTGTATCACCACCTATACAAGCATAAGCATCACATATATGATTAATATCTTTATTTTTTTGTAACCAATAATTTCTCCATTTTGAATCATAAGGATTACTTATATAATCTATTTCTTTATCTGTAAAATCTAAATTAGGAATATTTTTATCAATTAATTTTCTAAAAGCATCATTTAATCGTTTTCTTTTTATTATATATTTATTAGATTCTTCTTTTTTTGGTGGTGATTCCTTTTTTGGTGGTGATTCCTTTTTTGGTGGTGATTCCTTTTTTGGTGGTGATTCCTTTTTTGGTGGTGATTCATTTTTTGTTAATAATTCTGCTAAAATTTTTTTACCAATAGCACCTGTTTTAAGTACACAACGTTTAGTAAGAGGATTTATAATTTTATCAGGAGGACATTCTTTTTTATTTTTACTTTTATCCATATTATCTAATTAAAAGTAAGATAATTGAAATAATAAATAGAATAATATTAAATAAATATGACAACTATTCCATTATATTTACAAACAATTAAACATAGTGATATTCAAAAAGCATTTGGTGGTAATAATAGTAATTCATTTAAAAATGCAGATTCATTAAATACACTAAATAATTATACAATAAGTGGTTTAAATTTAAATAATGGAAATATATCAAATATAAATACAATAACAGCAACAAATATAAATGTAAATGGTAATAATATAACTAATTTAAATTATAATAATATAATAAATAAACCAAATTTAAATATTTATGCACAATTAACATCAGTTACACAAATATTAGGATCATCTGGTTCGGATATAGGAGACCATATAAGATATACATTTAATTTAAGTTCAATTAAACCTCCAGCAAATAATAGTATAATATGTAGAATTATATATTTTAATATTATAAATTCTACGGGTATAGTTGATGGTTCATGGTATAATGAAGGAATTTATCAATATAAAAGTGATTCATCTGGTTATAGTACAATGTATACTTTACAAATAATTAAACAAGGTTCAAATGGTGTTGCAATAGATTTTTATGCTGGTTATTTAGCAAATGTTTATAATTATTGGTTAGCAACAACAGATAGAATGGGTTATTTAATGATAACAAATATAATAAATATTTAAATATTTATTATATTGTAAAATGGAAGATGAAAATATATTAAATATTGATATAATTAATAAAAAAGCATTTGATTTTTTAAGAACAAAAAGAAATATTATTTTAAATGAAACAGATAAATATCTTATATCAGATTATCCTATTTTACCTTATCAATTAAATGAAATTAAAAATTATAGACAATTATTAAGAGATTTACCATTAAATAATTTTCAATTTCCAATTAAACCAAATTTTATTAATTAAAATGATAATCTTTTCTTTATTTTTTTTTAATATTATCTAATTTAAATGTTAAAAGGTATAAAATTTAAGAAGTAAAAAAAGTTTAAAAAAAAGAAAAAAAACAATTGTAAAATTTAATTGGGAAAAAATATTTTTAAAAAAAAATGGGCAAAAAAAAATTCACCCCCCTCCTGCTCATTTTGCTCATTTGCTCACTAATATTTAAAAAAAAAGTGATAATAAAAATAGTATATAAATAATAAAAATGACATCAGAAATATATAAATGTAGTTGTTGTGAATATGAAAGTTTAAAAAATATAATTTATACCGTCATATGGTAACAAAACATATAAATTTAATTCAACAAAATCTTCTATACCCTCAACAAAAATCTTCTATTAGAAAATAAAAAAGAAATAAAACGAAATCAATGTGAAAAATGTAATAAAATATTATTATCAAAACAATCATTAGAACGTCATTTAAAAATATGTAAAGGTGTAATAAATGGATATATATGTCATTTATGTAATAAAAAATTTGAACATTATAATAGTAAATATTATCATGTTAAAAAATGTAAAGGAATAAATAAAGAATTAATAGAAATAGAAGATGGTTCAAAAATGGCAAATGAAATAATAATAAATGATAATAGAATAAATGATAATAGAATAAATGATAATAGAATAAATGATAATAGAATACAAGTGGATAATAGAATAAATAATTGTAATAATACATATAATATAAATTTGGTATTATATGATAAAGAAAATGATAAAATAGAATTTGATATAAAACATATGAAAGACGATATGATATATAAATTAACAACAAGAAATGAAATAGACGCATTTAAATATTATTGTGATAAATTATTTGAAAATAAAAATAATCAGATGATAATAAAGAGTAATTTAAAAATAAATATTCAAAAATACATGTAGGTTCAAATGTATGGGAGAATTTTTTAGATCAACATATATATCCGAAAATGATGTCAATAATATCAGAAACAATGATAGACTATTTAAATATAAATAAGAATAAAAATAAAAATAAAAAAATAAAACAATTAGATGATTATTTACAAATAATGGCAAGTGATGGATATTCAAATAGTGAAACACAAGAATATAAAAAGAAATATAAAAATAATATAGAGATGTTAAAAATATTATTTTATAAATTTATTTATTAAATAATAAAAATTAAATGCCAATTTCAACAGGAACAGTATCATTATTAGATATTCAAAATGAATTTGGAGGAAATAATCCAATAGGATTAAATGAATATTATAATGCATTTGTAGGTGCACCATCGTTTGGAGAAATATCAATTAATAATTTTAGAGGTAAAACATTTTTTCCAATAGGAGTTGAAACAAATTATAGTAGTTATGGATTTCCACGTGGTGTTGGTGATACTTCATATGAATGGTTAGCAGGTGCAAGTGGAAGTAATTTAACAAAAAGTGGTGGATTAACATTTAATAATTTAGGTTCAGATAATTATAGTAATCGACCTAATTTTATAAATTATCAAAATTTAATATTACAAGCAAAACCAGGTGACACAATTGAAATTAAAATTAGAAATAGTGTCATAAATGATATTAATGAACTTAATGAAATTAATACATTATATTTAAATTTAGGTAATGGTTATTTTATAGTTAGTAGTATTAAGGCAGATGGACCACGTATAGATACAATTAATTATACAATACCTTCAAATCAATCATTAGGTAATTATGCAATCGCTATTTGTAATGATTATTGGTGGTTTCCATCTACTTATTCATCTGGTAATTTTTATTCATTACATATTTGTTAAATGTCCAAATGTGTAAAATTTAAGAAGTAAAAAAAGTTTAAAAAAAAGAAAAAAACAATTGTAAAATTTAATTGAAAAAAATTTATTTTTTTTATTTTTCACCATTTTCACATTTTTTGTGAAATTTTATGATAACAATATTTATAGTCAAGTTATTAATAACACACCACAAAAAATAAAATTGTGAAATATATATTTAAAAATGTGAAGATATAATAAAACAGTATTTATGAATTCAAATGACCTTACGAAAAATGATAATAAAAATAATAAGTTTTTATGTGATAAATGTAATAAAACTTAGCATCAAAATTTTCTTTAAACAGACATAAAATGGTGTGTAAAAAAAGAGATAATAATAATAATTTTGTTCATCAAAATTTGATAAATGTTCATTCAAATTTGATAAATGTTCATCCAAATTTGATAAATGTTCATTCGCATTCTAAAAAACAATATACATGTGATAAATGCAATAAAGATTATAATACAATAAAAAATTATGAAGAACATATAAAAAAATGTAAAGGATTAAATATTTTAACTTGTCCTAAATGTATGATTAGTTTTAGTTCAAGATTTTCAAAATCAAATCATATAAAAAGAAATAATTGTAAAGCAAGAAGTATTATTTATGCGAATACAACACCACAAACAAATATAACAAACAATAATAATTCAATAATAACAAATAGTAATAATAATAATAATACAACTAATAATTTTATAATAAATAATTTTGGAAATGAAAGAACAGATTATATTACGTTTGATGATATGATTAAATTATTAAAAGATAATGGTTCAAGTATTATTCCTAAATATATACAAATGAAACATTATAATAAACAATTTCCTGAAAATAATAATATTAAATATGATTTAAGGAATGGTTGTTTAATAAAGAAAAATGATAAATGGCAAAATATTGGAATTGAAAATATTTCTAAAAAATTAATAAATCACAATTCAGGCGAAATCAACAATTTTTATAATAAAAATATTGATAGTATTGATAAAATTTTTAAAGATATGCAATTATTGGAATATATAGTAAGTAAATTTAATTATCTTGATTTACAGTTAGATAAATCATATTTTAATGAACTTAAAAAAGAAATTAAATTTATTATAAAAACAAATATTTTAATTTAATTTTTTTAATTTAAAAGATAAGCATATTTTTTATTTTCTTCATAACTATGATTCATCATATCACAGATTTTTTTATGTTCTTCATTAGTAATTTCTTTATTTTTAACTAATTGATTAATATATGTAGAATAATAATGTCTTAATTCAATAGCGGAGAAAGATATATTATAAATATTATTAAAGACCTTCATAATATGAATAATAAAGGTAGAATTAGAATATTGTTTATTATTATTATCTAATAATAATGAATCTGTTTTTCTTTCTTCTATATAATCTTTAATTAAATCATTTAATTCATTTGGAACATTAAATTTTTGAATTTCTTTTGTTTTAGTTCTAAAGAAATAGAATATACCATTATAATAATAATTATTTCTTTCATTTATGAGTTTTTTTTCTTCTTTAAGTGGTTCTTTATCAATTAAAAACATACGAATATAATCAATAGGTCTTCTTACAGGAAATAACATAAATAAAGCAAATATAAGTTTATCTCTTTTAGTTAAAGAAGTATTTTCATTTATTATTTTCATTACATCGTCTTTATGAAAAGATAAACTATTATATTTAATTTTATGAAGATGATCTGAATTAACATTAATATTATCACGTGATTGTTGATATTCTAATTGATTATGATAAATATAGGGATAAATATGTTTAATAATGGAAGCAAAACCATTTATTCTAGTAAAAATAGAATAAATGGTTTGTAAATCATTTTTATTTAAAGATTTAATCAATAAATATAAGTCAGTTTTAAGAAAATTGAGTTTTTCTTTAATATAATTAAGATTAGGTTTAGAATTATTTAATAATTTTATTAATTCATTTTCAAAAATATCATCAACTTCTTCTTTTTTAAAATTTTTATAAATCTTTTTAAAAGAGGTAATATATAATTTTATAGTTTGTGGTTGTAATTTTGATTTATTTAAAGAATTTATTCTTTTTTTCAAAGGTTTATAATATATAAAACCAGATTCATCTATTTTTAAAATATTTAAGTCTATTGAATATTTTTGATTTTTATTATTATCATCATTATCGTCAATTTTATTTTCATCAATTTCATTATCATTTATAATAGATAATGATTCTTTAATTTCATTTTTAATTATATCATTATCTTCTTGAATTGGTTCATTTTTAAGTTTTTTATAATTTAATTTACTTCTTGCTTTTTCATTTTCTCTAAATTCATTTAAGTTTAATATTTTTTGTTTTTCTCTGTATTTTTTACCTCTTTCAGCACTTGTCATTGGCATTTTAAATATATTAATAATACTAATAAATAAAAATAATCAATTTTTATTTATAAATAAAAAAATAAAAATAAATAATAAATAATAAATAATAAATTATTTGCGATTTCTTTTTATAATAGGATTTTTATAAATTCCATATTGCATATTTGAAACGGATGTTTTATTATTATAATTAATATCTATTATTTCATCTACATTATCCTGAATTAAATCAATATGTGATACAATTGTTACTGATTTAAAATAAGATAATAATGATTTAAGGAAAGATGGAACTATAGAAAGATTATATTTATCAAAATTCACAAATCCTTCATCAATAAATAATTGATTACATTGTATTTCATATTTATTCATAAATAAACTTATTCTTAATGCCATAGATATTACGAAATGTTGAAATCCTGATGCTTGACATACAGATATAATCTGTTTAACATCTTTATTTGAATGTAATGATATATTTTCATTATTAATTAACCAATTAATA